CAGTTTTTTTGGATGGTCCCTTTTTCTATCAACGAGTATGTTTGGGGAAGCTAGTCCAAAGACCTTGCTAATGAATAGGAGCAACAACGTCGATGGCCCTGGCGGAACAACTTGCACTCAACTGGCTTTCTTCATACCGGAGGCAAGTATTCCTTCGCTCTGTGCGCCAGTATCGGCATCAGGAACAAACGGAGTAATCTACGACTCACCGCCTTATTTAAATCCACTCGCATCAGTAATCGGCTCGTTCGATTGGAGCCTTTTCACATGACCCGCTGCGATCTCTCCGCCCCCGACGCGACCTGCCCGCGCTGCGGCTTCGTCAGCAAGTACCGCAACGCGATCCGCCAATGCCGCAAGCCGGCCCCGACGACCTGCGGCCCCGGCTGCCAACTCCGCCGCACGCTGGCATGGTTCGTCCGCGACGACGGGCGCTGTGGCTGCGATTCGTTCGCCGCCCAGATGGACGCCTGGGGGCCGACCGAGTGCCTGCGGCGAATCGAGGAGATCGTCGAGCACCTGCGGGAAGCTGCTGGGGAGAAGGGGCTGCCGTTTCTGGCAACGGCGGCCCGCATGATGGTTGCACGGGCGATCGAAGCCGCTAGGGCGGAAGCCACACCCCCGCCGGGGTGACCGTTCCCCACCGTCAGGATGTCCGCGGAGGGCGAGATGGCAAGACGCACGGCCACGGTCCACATCGGGCAGAAGAAGTGGAAGATCCGCGTCTGCAAGGTGCCGACCGACCGGCTCGGCGACTGCAACGACGAGACGGGCACGATCCGCGTGTCGAACAAGCTTGTCGGCGTCGACTTCGTCGAAGTGCTTTTGCATGAGCTGATCCACGCTCGCTGGTGGTGTCTGGACGAGGGCGAGGTGACGGAGTTTGCCGAGGAAGCCGCGGCCGTGCTCGAGGCGTTCGGTGTCACCCGTGGGGAGGACGACGATGGCTAAGAGGAACGCTTCCGGTGACGAGATCACGCCGATTGTCCGCCGGATCATCGAGGCACATCCAGACGCGCCGGCTCGCACGCTCGCCCGTCGGATCGTCGAAGAGTGCAACGGGGCTCTGACGCTTGAGCAGGCTCGCACGCGGGTGCGCGGTGTTCTCGGGCTGTTGGGAGCGCGAAGGAGGAAGGAGTGCGACACGCAGCATCTGCACCGGCCGACCCGCCCCGCCGGCCAGCGGCTGGCAATGCCGAAGAGTCAGGCCGAGCCGTGGCTGCCGTTCGATCTCGGCATCACCGGCAAGGTCGGCATCTTGTCCGACATCCACGTTCCGTACCACGACGAGACGGCGCTGCGGGCCGCGGTCGACCACCTCCAGGCGGAGCGGATCGACGCTCTCCTGCTCAACGGCGACTGGGCCGACTTCTATACGATCTCGCGGCACGAGAAGAATCCCAAGCTGCGCAACTTCCGCAACGAGCTGCACGCCGGCCGCGATCTCCTGAAGTGGCTCCGGCAAGAGTTTCCCGACATGCGGATCGTTGCCAAACTGGGGAACCATGAGGAGCGCTGGGACTCGTGGCTTTGGCAGCACGCTCCAGAGATTTCCGACGACCCGATCATGGGCATCGACAATTGGTACGGCTTCCACAATTTAGGTATTGAACTGGTAGCCGACAAGCGAATCATCCTCTGCGGCGATCTGCCGGTGTTGCACGGGCACGAGAAGGGCAACGGGATCAGCTCGCCGGTGAACCAGGCCCGCGGGGCGTTCATGCGTTTGCACCACACGGTGCTCGAGGGCCACGGTCACCGCACGTCGACACACTCCGAGCCTGACATGATGGGCTCCGAGACGGTGTGCTTCTCGACGGGCTGTCTGTGTGACATGCGGCCGGCTTACGCACGGCTCAACAAATGGAATCAAGGCGCGGCGGTAGTGACGGTCCACGCTGACCGCTCGTTTGACGTTGAGAACTTCCGCATCCAGGCGGGCAAGGTGCGCCAATCGTGACAGACGCCGACCTCGCTACCATCGACCAGAGAATTCAGAGGGCCGGCGCGGCGAACTGCTGGACGGGCACATCGGGCACCCTTGCCGCTGACGCGCGGCGGCTGGTGCGGCACATTCAGGAGACGCGGAAGATGGCAGAGGGATACCCGGTCGTTAACATCCTGCGGGGCGAGGTTGAGTTGAAGCACTTCACCGGCGACGAGGTTGAACCGGAGGCGACGTTAATCGAAGAGCCGGAAGGCCCGCCGGTGGCCGTGCAGCTTCTCGACACCGCACGGGCTGCCGTTCTTGACCGGCACCGCGTCTACGGTCCGCCGCAGGAGCATTTCGCCCGCACAGTGGGCATGGTCAACAGCCTGTTCGCATCGGTGCTGCGGCGGCCGCTGACAACGTCCGATTGGGCTCGGATCATGCTGCTGGACAAGCTGGCCCGCGACCTCGGGCCGCGACCGCACCCCGACAACGCTGTTGACCTCGCCGGCTATGCCGCGTGTCTCGCCGAGTGCCAGGCGTCCGTACCCCCTGCCGGCGGCACCACGTGAACCGTAGCGTGGGTGGAGGTGACGGATGATCGAGCGACCGAGCCACTGGCGAACCGGCCCTAACGGCCGCGAATCGGTGGCAGCCGCCGGGGATGTCGTGTCGCTGGAACATCTGCTGCGGAATTGCGAGAAGTCACGGCGCGTTACTTCCCGTCCTGCGCGGACGGACGACGAGATTGAGGTGATCGCCTGGCGGCTGGGCTGGACGGTCGCGGCGGTGCGGCGAGCGATAGCACGAGGGCGAACGGAGATCACCGATGGCTGACTCTCTCGACGGAATCGTGAGCACAACGACG